GATGGCGATGATGCCGACAGCCTTGTGATTGACGAAGGCATCGAGCAGCTCGACCCTGAGATTGATGGTGGCAGCGCCTCTAGCAGCTACCTTGATGGCAACGACTTTGATGGTGGCGGAGCATGAGCAGCACTGCACGGCTAAGACTGCGGCGCGACACCGCTGCAAATTGGACAGCCGCCAATCCTGTGCTGCTGAATGGCGAGGTTGGGCTTGAGACCGACACGCAGAAATTTAAGGCCGGCGATGGTGCGACGGCATGGAGTGGACTGAGCTACTGGCCAGCCAGCACTGCGACAATGGCTCGTGGTCAGTGCAGCAAAACAGATAGCGGCACAATTTCTATTGCCACACAGAACGTCTACGTCACCACTGGACTCACGGCAACTCTTGACGCAGGCACAGCGCAAGGCATGGCCTTAGGCACTACCGATGCGTTTGGCCTTAAGAATATAAACGGCAGCACGAAATTGTTTCGTGTGTATGGCAGTATTGATGCCAACACTGTTACCGGCAACAACAAAGCACTCGGCATAAAGCTCGCCCTAAATGGTGTTGTTATTGATCAAACCGAATGCCGCGCAAATACAGGTGGCAACAATGAACAGGCAAAACTAGTAACCAGCTGGATGGTTGAACTGGAGAATGGGGATGAGGTGTCCCTTTTCATTGCTAATTTCAGCAGTGATGTGAATATCTCGTTTCAGCGCGGCCGGCTAGTCGCCAGCGAGGTTCTTTGATGGCCACCAAACGCGAATCAATCCTGGCTGCCATTCGCACGGCGCTTACAGGCACCACAGGCGTTAGCACGCGGATCTATCGCAGCAGGGTAGAGCCGCTGACGCGCGGTGAGTCGCCGGCCATTGTCGTTGAACCTGTCAGCGATACAGCGGAGCAGAATACAGCGCTCCCTACGTTGGATTGGAGCCTTACGGTGCGCGTGGCCGTGATTGTGCGCGGTGATGTGCCTGATCAGGTTGCTGATCCGATCGTTCAAAGCTTGCACGCCAAGATCATGGCCGACCTAACGCTTGGCGGTTACGCAATCGATGTGCAGCCCGTCAGTGTGTCGTTTGACATGATGGAAGCGGACCAGCCTGCTGGTGTGATCGCTTGCGATTATCTAGTCCGTTATCGCACCAACGTGGCAAACTTGACGCAGTAGAAGGCGGCTACGATGGCTAATGAATACCAAGGCGAAGGGGGAACATTTCTCCTGGACCCCAAGACCGGCAAGCGGAAGCTGATTCAGCGGACAGAGCCGGCGCAATCCCTCAACCCCCAAACCGAGGAACTGAGCGATGGCTCTGCTGACCCGCAAACGCCTGATCCTGGCGAAGATTGAATCGACCTACGGCACCGACAGCACCCCGACAGGTGCTGAGGCGATCTTGGTGCGCAACCTTGAAATCACGCCACTGCAGGCTGATGTAGTGACGCGCGATTTGATCCGGCCTTATCTGGGCAACTTTGAACAGATCTTGGCGAATCAGCGCGTTGAGATCACCTTCGATGTGGAACTAGCTGGTTCCGGCGCCGCTGGCACTGCACCTGCATGGGGTCCAGTGATGAAGTCCTGCGCGATGGCTGAGACCGTCGTGGCTACTACAAGCGTCACCTACGCTCCTGTGAGCGGCAGCTTCAGTAGCTGCAGCATCTATTTCAACAACGATGGCGTGCGGCACAAGATCACCGGCTGCCGTGGATCATTCAGCGTTAGCGGCGAAGTGGGTCAGATCCCGGTGATCAGCTTCACCATGATGGGTATCTACAACGCACCGGACGACAGTGCGCTGCCCACCCCGACCTATAGCAACCAAGCGACCCCTGTGATCTTTAAGCAGGGCAACACCACTGGCTTCCAGGTCTTCAGCTACAGCGGCTGCCTGCAGTCGTTCAGCATGGATCTGGCCAACGAGATGGTTTACCGGGAGCTGGTTGGCTGCACCAAAGAAGTGCTGATCACTAACCGCGCCCCCAACGGCACTGTGGTGATTGAAGCGCCGACCATCGCGGCTAAGGATTTCTTCACAATTGCCAACGGCACGGCCACTGGGAACCTGACCTTCCAGCATGGTCAAACGGCTGGCAACATCGTGACCTTCAGCTCGCCGCAGACTGATATCGGATCGCCCACCTACTCCGATCAGGATGGCATCCAGATGCTTAACTTGCCTTACGTTGCCACGCCGACCACGGCAGGCAATGATGAGTTGAGCATTGCCCTTACCTGATGGCGTTCGTTCTCAAGCAGTCTGACAGCTACACATGGCCGGTCGCCTTTGATCTTCCGATCGATGGCGGCCGCCATCAACGTCAGAGCTTTGATGGTGAGTTTCGCCGCTTGAGCCAGTCGCGCATCCGTGAAATTGGAACGCAGATCGAGTCTGGCGAAGTTACCGATGGCGAACTGGCTGCTGAGGTTCTGGTGGGCTGGTCCGGCGTGACGGATGACAGCGGCAAGGATGTGCCATTCAGCCATGCCGCGCTGTCGCAACTGCTTGATGTGCCGATGCTGGCCACTGCGATCGTGACTGCATACTTCGGCAGCCTGCAGGGAGCCAAGCGAAAAAACTAATCGAGGCCGCTGAGCATTGGGCTAGCGGCGGTGTGCAGGATGATTCGCAAGATGATGCCGCAGTGATGGGCGTTGCCTTACCAGAGGCGCCGCCACCTGCTGATTTTGAGGTGTGGGAGGAAAACTGGCAGGCTGTTGAAATGTTCCTGCGGTGCCAAACGCAATGGCGCACGACCATGAGCGGCCTGCTTGGGTTGGACTATGGATCTGTTGCGTGGATCCTTAGACTGTATGAAGTGGAGGATCAGCGCGCCGTGCTCGAGGATCTGCAGATCATGGAAGCCGCGGCCATGGCCAAGCTGAACGAAAGGAGCGCGTGAGATGAATCTAGATGCGCTGCTACGGATTAAGGCCAGCGTTGATGGCGAGAACAATATTCGGCGCCTTGGCAACTCGATGCAGGGCGTACAGGGCAAGGTCAAGAACCTGCAGGCTGCTGTTGGCGGCCTTAGCGGTGCGATGAAAGGATTAGCCGCAGGCCTGGCACTGGGCGCCTTTACGGCATTTGTGAAGCAAGGTATTGATGCAGCCGACGCGATGGGCAAGGCAGCAACGCGAACGGGTGTTGCGGCTCAAGCATTGCTGGGGATGCAAAATGCTGCAGCATTGGCGGATGTGAGCAATGAGCAGTTGATCAAGGGATTGACAAAGCTAAACGTCAATCTTGTCTCTGCTGCGGAAGGCAACGATGAACTAAACAAAAGGTTTGAGCAGCTTGGTATTACGATCAAAGCACAAGATGGCACGCTGAAATCGACGGAGCAGATCTTCCGCGAAATCTCGGATCGATTTGCTGACATGCCGGACGGTGCTCAAAAGGCTGCTGCAGCAGTGTCACTGTTCGGCAAGTCTGGCGTTGAGCTAATCACACTGCTCAACAGTGGTGCCGCTAGTTTTGATGAGTTTAACTACAAGCTAAGCGATGAGTTCGCGGCTCGCTCTGAGTATTTTAACGACAGCATCACGAAGATGGGTTTCAAAACCCAAGGCTTCCAGATGCAGCTTATGGATGCTCTGCTGCCAGCCCTGCAAAGTATTCTTGATGAGTTCAGCAATCTATTCAACACCGAACAAGATTGGAAGGCGTTGTTTGATGTGATTATCTTCGGGATGCGCAGTATTGCCACTGTGATCTTCGCAACCGTCAAGCTGGTTGATGTGCTTGTGAAGAGCTTGGTTGCAGCGGTTGATGTTGCTTACAAGTTGTTTATCGAGCGCGATATTGGCGCTGCCTTCAGGGCAGTGCAGAACCGTTTTACCGATGTGGTTGCGCAAGCCCGACAAGATTTTGCAGCCATTGGGCGCATGTGGACCGACGCCCCGGCGCCAAGCGGCCGTGCACGTACTCGCGGCTTTGATATGCGTGACCTTGGCGCAGAGCGTGAGAGTGATGCGGCTGCCAAGAAAGCAGCCTCTGAAGCGGAGCGCTTAGCGCAAAAGCGCAACGATATTGGCCAAAAGGCACTATCACTGCAAGAGCAACTGCGCCGAAAGCTGGAAGATGTGAATGCGGCTTATGCCGGTGTTGGCGCCACTCCGATTGAGCAACTGCTGCTGGATCGTGCTGATGCAATACGCGAAAACAATCGGCAGGTCGATGATATGACCAAGCAGGTGGTTGGCCTCGTGCGGGAAATCACTGCTGCAGGCGGCCAGATTGATGTGTCGCCGTTCAGAACATTGATCGATCAAATCTCTGAGGCCAACGTTGCCTTAGCAGATAAAGAGCTTGAGGATGGCATCCGCGAGATCGGCAAGGCTGCAGCAGAAGCGGCTCTTTCTGAGCTTGAGTTTGTCGATGCTCTTGAGGCGCAGGGTAGAGCGCTTGACGGCGCTCGTGATGGCATTGATGGCTATCTCGAAAGCATTGGCACGCT